CGTTGCGTCACTGACCAACAATGGCGCCAATCCAAGCGATTGCATCAGCATTAATCACGACGAGCTTCGACGGTTGATCGCCAAAGCCAAGGACACTCCTCATGGTTGAGCAAGTCATACCTGACGCCGGGAAGCTGGTGGAGTTGGCGCAAGACGCGGAATACACGCGGGAGGAGATCGACGCTTGGCTCGCGAGCCATTGTGGGATTGGTCTGCCCTATAAGGAGGCATTAGATGAAGCGTCGATGCTTCATGGCTTGGCATACGTTCTCCGTCAAATCGGCTGTGCGCCGGGCTATAAGGTCAACATCGGGCAGATCGGACCGGCGTTGACGGCGCTGCAACTAGCACTTGATCACTTCGCAATCACGGCTCTCCGCGCCCGCGCCCAAGCATCCTCCGATACCGCTAAGAGTGAGGGGGAGTAATGCCCATCATCGCCGTAGACCCTGGCATATCGGGTGCGATCTGCTTCAACGACTGGACGACAGGCCAGTTCGAAGTCGTTCGCATGCCGGTGCACACGCGCCAGGTCGCGCGCAACAAGACGCGCACCGCGATCGACGAAGGCGAAGTCCTGTCGACGCTGCAGATGTTCGCCGCGATCGGCGCGACCCACTTGTTCATCGAACAGGTTGGCGGCATGCCGGGGCAGAGTGCGCCGGCCGCGTTCGTGTTCGGCCAGGGCTACGGGCTGGTGCGCGGCTGCGCCTTGGCGTGCGGACTGGCGATCGAGGCGATCCCGCCTGTCGTGTGGAAGTCCGCGCTAAAGGTGCCCAAGGACAAGAAGGCCGCCCGTCAGCGCGCCAGTGAGATGCTACCCATGTTCCGCCATTTGTGGAGCATGGCGAAAGATGATGGCGCGGCGGAAGCCAGCCTGATGGCGCTGTACGGCGAACGCTGGATCAAAGGCCAGTTCACCAAACGCAGCGAGAAGGACACGACCGACATCGAAGCCGCCAAGGCGATGCGAGAGCGCACCGCTGTGCGTAAGCTCGAAAAGGCGAACGTAACGCGCGCCAGGGTTGGCCGGCCGCTGCGCGCCGAGCCGCTGATTACGCAAGGATTTCCCAAGCTGTGAGCGGTAAAGTTTGCTGCCGTTGCGGGAACGAGAAGCCCGCAACTCTGGATTTCTTCTGGCGCCATACGCAGAAACGCGATGGCCTATCGCCGCAATGCAAAGCGTGCGTGAACGCGCAGCGCATGGCTCGCTACGAGCACAAGACGGACGCTCGTAAAGGTGTGCAGACACCGAGAAGCGAGATAAAACGTCGCTATCGCGCTCGCGACCCTGAGCGGGTCCGTGCGCTGGAACGAGCAGCTAACAAACGCAGGTATGAAGCTGGGTACCATAAGCAGTATCTTGCGCGTCGATACCGAGAAGATCCAGGGTTCCGGTTAGTAGTTCTACTTCGGACCAGAACGCGGAAAGCTTTGGTTAGGGGCGGTTGTGGAAAGCAAAGTACAACTATCGAGCTAATAGGCTGTACCCCAGACGAGCTTCGTTTTTGGGTAGAAAGTCATTTCGCCGAAGGCATGACTTGGGAAAACACCGCAGAGTGGGAGCTAGATCACATCAAGCCTTTGGCGGCTTTTGATCTTAGCGATCCCGCGCAGCTGTCGGCGGCTTGTCATTATCGAAATATTCAACCGCTATGGCGTTCTGAGAACAGACGAAAAGGTGCAAAATGGAAGGGCTAGCTCTGTTCCCGTATCAAGTCGAAGGTGTAGACTTCCTGGCCGGCCGAGAGCGCGCATGCCTCTTTGACGTCATGGGTCTTGGCAAAACAGCGCAGTTGATCCGTGCCGCCGACAAAATCGGCGCAAAGCGCATAGTGGTGGTCGCCCCGGCAGCAGTACGCGCTGTTTGGCATGGAGAATTTAGACGCTGGGGTTTGATGCCACGGCGAATTCTTAAAGCACGTAATATCCATGATTTTGGCTTATGGCTTAAAGGTCGCGCCGACGTACTGTTGCTCTCCTACGAGCTTGCGACCAAATGGGCAGACAAAGTGGAAGATATTTACGATCTACTGATCTGTGATGAAAGCCACTACATGAAAAACAGTCAGTCGCAACGCACGCGCGCCATTCTCGGCACGCACTGCGACGGCGTTTCAGGTTTGGGCGCGTGGGCGGCGAAGGCATGGCTGGCCACCGGTACGCCCCTGGCCAATGATCCGATCGACGTGTGGCCCTTGCTGCGCTTCACGCGCGGCACATCGCTCAACCTGTCACCCTTCACGGCTCGGTACTTCAAGAGCCGTATGGGCACCTTTTCGTCCAGCCAGACGCCGCGTGACGAGATGATCCCCGAACTTAATCAGGCGATTCGTGCCGTGTCGCTGCGACGCACGAAGGAGCAAGTCGGGCTGCAGCTTCCGCCGATCCATCTCACGACGACGACCGTTGATGGCGACACGTCGGAGATCAGGGCGTTGCTGCGCGAATGGCCGGGGCTTGAGCAGACGATCGTCGACGCGATCGAGCAAGGCGGGCTGTCGTTTCTCGACGCCCAACACATCGCCACGCTGCGCCGCCTGGTCGGCGAGGCCAAGGCGCCGGCGTACGCTAAGCTCGTCGCCGAAGAGATGCGTAGCGGCCGCGACAAGCTGGTGATCTTCACCGCGCACACCCGCGCCGCCGAGATCATCACACACGCGCTGACAGCCGAAGGACTGCGCGTCTCGCTTGTCGACGGCAAGACGAAGGAGACTGACCGCATGGCGCACGTCAAGTCGTTCCAGGAAGATCCCGAGCACCGCATATTCGTCGGCAACATCCGCGCCGCCGGCACGGGGCTGACGCTCACTGCTGCAGCGGACCTCGACATGTTCGAGAGTTCGTGGGCGCCGGCTGACAACGCGCAGGCCATCATGCGCGTCCACCGGATCGGCCAGGGGCGCAAAGTCAACGCGCGCTTCATCAGCTTGGCGAACAGCATCGACGAAGTGGTCGCCGAGACTGTCGCGCGCAAGACCGCGGCGATTGCCAGCATCGAGGATTACAAGTGACCCTGGTCTACTACAACGAGATCGACCCGTTCGCGGCCGAGTGGCTGCGCAGGCTCATGATCGACGGATTGATCGCCTGGGGCGACGTCGACGAGCGCAGCATAGAGGATGTTTCCCCCGATGACCTTCGACCCTACACGCAATGCCACTTCTTCGCTGGGATCGGCGTGTGGAGCCATGCCCTGCGCGGCGCAGGATGGAGCGACGACCGATCAATCTGGACCGGCTCTTGCCCCTGTCAGCCTTTCAGCGCGGCAGGCAAAGGAGGCGGGTTTGCTGACGAGCGGCACCTATGGCCCGCCTTCTTCCATCTCATCAACGAGTGTCGCCCTGCAGTCGTTATTGGAGAGCAGGTTGCGAGCAAAGACGGCCTCGCTTGGCTCGACCTTGTATCGGCTGACGTGGAAGGAGCGGGATATGCCTTCGGGGCGGCGGATCTGTGCGCTGCGGGCTTCGGTGCTCCGCACATCCGCCAGCGATCGTACTGGCTGGCCCACGCCGAACACCCCAAGCGGCGGGCGCAGCGTCTCGACGGAGAAGATGGACGCGACAGGCAAGACGATAGACGGCAAGAAGCACACGGCGTCGCTGGAGCATGCAGTGAAGTTCTCGGGTTGGACCACCACCACCACGCGGGACCACAAGGACACGCCGGGGATGACGGCGCAGCGAGCGGACGGCAAGAGCCGGGACGATCAGTTGCCGCGCCAGGCGTACTTGGCGGGTTGGAACACGACGCGAGCGACGGACGGCAGCAACGGCGGGCCGAACCAAGCGAACGGAGCGTTGTCGGCGGATGCAGCGAAAGCGCTGAACGGTCCGGCCCGGTTAACGGCTGGTGGCGAGATGCTGACTGGCTCGGATGCCGGGATGGAAAGTGGCGGCCAGTTGAACCCGGCACATTCCCGCTGGCTCATGGGTCTCCCGCCCGAGTGGGACGACTGCGGGGCTACGGTAACGCTATCGCGGCGCCCGTCGCGCAAGGCTTCATCGAAGCGGTGATGGAGTGCCTGCCGTGACCGAGCATCACACCGGCACGCGGGATCAGCGCATAAGTCGCGGCCAGGCCGGCGCGCTGTTGCGGCTGGAAGAGGCGAAGCACTGGATTGTGCTTGGCGACTTTCATCGTGCAGCGACGGTGCTTGGCGCTCTGACCGATTACGTGAGAGATACGGCCTGGTTGAAAACGGACATGATCGCAGGTGTGAGCACGTTCGTGCCCAAAGGTGCCAAGAAGGAAACATCGAAAGCTCGCCTTAAACGTGAAGCGCAAGAGCGGCTTCGACAAACTTAGCGGTACCTGCTTGACGAGCCGCCGCTTTGAGCATAACAGGTTAGTAGTCCACCAAGGAGATACACGACATGCCGATTGACCTACGCATTTCCGCCGAGAGCGTCGAAGAGTTCGACACGCTGCTCGCGCGTTTCGCCTCTTCCGTCGTTGGCGGCGTCATGCCCGAAGTGATGACCGCCGCCGCAGCAGCAACACAGGTTGTCGGTTCGACGCAGGAAGAAGCCGAAGCGCCGCTCGAGGACAAGCCGAAGCCCCGCGGCCGCAAGGCGCGCGAGACGGCCGCAGAGCCGACGCAGCAGCCCGACGGAACGCCAATCGCGCCGGTCCACACGCCTGAGCCGCAGCCGACGCCCGGCGGCACCGACGCGCCGCCTGCCGAGCGCATCCCGCCCAAGCAAGAAGTCGTCGAACCCGAAACCGTCGCTGCCTCCCCGGCAGCGACGAGCCCGGTCGACCAGGGCGCAGCGGCGCAG